GTAAACCAGCCGGCCAACGAGATGGCTATATGTCACTCCACTTTCAAAAATAACAAGTTCTTGCCGGACTCTTACGTCAATGAAATTAAGCATTTGATGGATGTAGATGAGAACTTCTATCGCATCTATGCATTGGGAGAACCGGGAGTCCTGCAGAACAAGATATACAACCACTTCAAATTTGAGGATCCAAAGAACTGGAGACATTCCATATTTGAGAATGGCAGTCATGCAATTGGGATTGATTTTGGTTATAATGCGCCTATGGCTGTGGTTGAGGTATGGTGTCATGAGGATAGATTCTATTTGCGTGAACGGTTATACGAAAGTGGAATGACAAACGGTGATCTGATTCGCTGGATGCAAAAAGAGAGTATGGGTAGACAGACAACTATATTTTGTGATTCTGCCGAACCTGACCGTATTGAAGAGATATGTAATGCTGGATTCAATGCTCACCCTGCCAAAAAGGATGTTAAAGCCGGAATTGATTATGTCAAGGCGCACGAGGTTCATGTCGATGCCACATGCAGTCCCAGCATCCAGAAAGAAGTCCAGAACTACAAGTACAAAGAGGACAAGAACGGCAACGTGCTGGATGAACCCGTCAAAGCCTTTGACCATATCCTCGATGCATGCAGGTATGGTATATTCTCAATGCAGACAGAAGCACCCAAAAGGGTATCTCCAAAAGTCCAGGCAGCCAGAGCACGATATGGTGGCTTCGGCAACGCAAGCAAACCAATATTCTAACTTTTTTATTCGTTGTCTATGTGCAAAACTATATATAATATGCACGACATAGTGTGTATTGCAGGCAAAGGATGCTTGCAGGAGTTATAAATCATGGATTCAAGAATGTTCGAGAAAGATTACGGAAATGTAGCAGATATAGAAATAGTCCCTGCAAGAACAGAAGGCGGAATTGTTGAAAGAAACAGATTTTCTATAATGTTTATGAAGGACAGGAAAACAGGACTTTATTATATACTTGATGAGGAAGGGAATGCAAAAGTCAGTCTAACAAGAGACTTGAATATTTGGAATAATGGGTTGCACGGCAGCAGTAAGGATTACATAAAGCAGCTCTCAGAATGGGAAAAAAGGACAGGCAACGTAGTATAATAAAGGAGACTAAGGCAAATGCACGTAGAAAACAACTGTGTGTTCCTCAAGAGCACACCTTATCATTTCGGCAAGGAAAGAGACAGTAAGAACTATACTGTCAGATTGATGGATTTGGAAGATTACGACAAACTCACGCAGGAGAATCCCGACTACATCCACCTGACATGCAGCAATTCCAGGGACAATATAACAAGGAAAGTAATCGACATTACATGTCTGGGCGAATTGCTCGGCAAGATGCTGGTGGGCATTGGATGGAGTGAGCAAGCATGATGCTATCAAACTTACCTCCCGGATGTAGCCAGTCGGATATACCCGGCGATAGACCTATCGACCACGCTGTCGACCAACTGTGCTCCATTTGTAGGGCTACTCACTGCCCAGCAGACGAGAGCGGAGATTATGCAGACTGTCCGGTTGATGTAGTTACACTTGCACAGGATATGATTGACGGAGATGTTGATTATTTGGATGTTAAGGAGGTATCTGTATGAGAGAGATTAAGTTTAGAGCATGGGATGAAGGTCTGATGGAATATTCGAGCACTGATGTATTTGGTCTTGATGCAGGTGATATACTTCAAAGATTTGATAATGATAATGTAATGCAGTTCACTGGACTGTATGACAAGAACGGCAAGGAGATTTACGAGAATGATGTTGTGAAAATAGCATTGAACCGCCATGACAAACCAATGTGTATCAGACATGTTGTATGGGAATGTGGAAGATGGGCAGTAGAAGTAGGCAACGGTGATTTTGTCACATTAGATTCCTGCCCAGGTGGATATTTTTCGAGAAACGAAGTGCAAGTAATCGGCAACATCTACGAGAATCCAGAGTTGATAGAGGGCAACGATGCCACGGCCTGAAAAGTGGATCCCTCTCCACGACATTAAGGGATTGGCAACCCTGCTGGATGAGGGATATACACAGGCAGAAATGGCGGAGTATTACTCTGCTGTTTTGCCTTATCATATAGACAAGAGTACAATTTCGAGAAGGCTAAAGGAGACACACAGATGATACAGGAATTCGTGAGCGACATAGATGATTTTATCACAGATGCACAGAAGTTAAAGCAGTTCGTAAGTGGCCCAATAATCAACATACCCCTAAACGAAAGGCAAGAAGCAAGATTACAGGGCACTATTCATACCTTACAGGGATTAAAGGACCACTACATTGAATCAACCAGGGATGTTGTTTCTATTCTTCCAGATGGTAAGGGTGGGCTCAATATTAACTTTCCCAACGGTGATACTACAGAGGGGGTTGATGCTGATGAGATGCAAGCAGCAGTTGAGAGATACTACAGGGATAAGGGGATGATTGAATGAGAGAAATTAAGTTCAGAGCGATGACGAAACCACCGAAAGATTTCGGGAGTTATAAATTTAGCAGTAAAATGTTGTACGGTACAGGAGTACTACAAGATCCCCATAACACATGGCTTATTGATAATGACAATACAAAGTCATTGGCTGTTGGTACTGTAAAACATATAGTCAAGCTTGAAACAATCGGGCAGTACACCGGACTGAACGATAGTAACGGTAAGGAAATTTATGAGGGTGACATTGTTGAAAAAATATATGGAGATAGAGAAGGGTGCATAAAAGTCAATGGTAGTATCAAACCCTTCTTATATTTTGTAGAAGAGAAGTATGGATGTTCGGGTATAACCCCCATGTTCCCTGAACTGATACATCCGGATGATAGACGCTGGATTCCGATATATGACCAAGAGGATGAAGAATTAAAAACTGAATATTTGACTGTTGTCGGCAATATTTACGAAAATCCAGAATTGTTGGAGGATAACAAATGACTACCCTCATAACCAGACGCAATATACCTGCAGCCTACGATGCACTTGTCCGCTCTGTCTGGTGGCAGGGTAAGAAGCGCACAGACCAGCGTGACAATACAATCAGCGAACTACGCAACGTAGTGGTCGAGGTAGTGCAGCCGGACATTACATATCCTGGATTCGGGCCTACCACAAAGCGATTTGGAGACGAGTTCGCTAAAGGTCTGCTGGACGAGGATACCGCATGGGATATGTGGGAGAAGTTTGAGTATTCCTATGGCCAGAGAATACGCACTCAGTATGCGCTACCTATTGCAATTGAAGAACTAAAAGTTAATCCAGATACAAGACGAGCAGTTCTGAATATCTACAAGTCTATTGACATGATGAAAGCCAGCGAGGGCAAGGAAGTGCCATGTGCTACCCAAATATACCTGGGAATAGTCGATGATAGTCTGGATATGACTCTGATGATGCGAAGCAATGATGTTGTGGGAGCATTCCCGGCAGATGCTTACGGCTTCCGTAGATTGCAAGAGTATATAGCCGAGCAGGTAGGCGTGGAGATGGGCGCATACAGGCATTACATAGAGAATGCGCATATCATTCATGAGAACGATGCGCAATGGGTGGAACAGCACGTCAGGACTTCGCAGAGGTGGTACTGATGACCGATGGCAACTATTTCAAATGCCCAGAATGCCAGCAGGAGTTTTCATAGGTGCATTTCTGGAAGCAAACACCGGATATATGCACGTGTATCCCCTGCGCCAAGGCTATCTGGCAGATAACCAATATATAAATAGCAACAGACACACAATATTATATAGGTGTATATATGGCAAGCAAATCGGCAAAGCAGGGAGTGGTCTACGTCTCTCACTCCGGCACTTACACAACTCCAGAGTTGAGTGCGGAGAAGATAGCAGACTATTCCTACAGTAATAACTTTTATAACAAAGTTAAAAATGAGCAGCGCAACCTCTTATTCTCCGATCCTCCCACAATTACGGTCTATGATGAGAATGGAGAGGCTGCAGAAGATGAAACCACCCGGCTACGTGAGATGTGCCTGTCAAAGTCCGTTAATTTGTGGGCTAAGATTCAGATGGGATGGGGTAGTGTATTCGATTTTGGTGCAGGACTATTTAATCCTATATGGGGATATCAGGAAAACGAGTATATCCTGAAAGAACTCCGGCATCTACCTGCTGAATCTTTTGGTGCAATTCCCACAGCAGATTTGGTAGTTGCTGGTGATATACTCGAGGGCATTGGTGTAGATAGGAATGGTAAGGTTAGATATTTCCAGGAAGATTACAATGGGCAGGTGAAAGAACTTACAAACATCTGGATGTTGAAGGATCCTTTGTCATCTTATGTTGCAGGGCGGCCTATATCCCTGCCTATTCTGCCTATCATCGGAGCAATCAAATTCTCTCTCAATTCCCAGATGCAGAAAGTCAACCGGATAGGTGCGCCAGTCCCGTGGGTGCGCATCAATGATCCACAACCTGCTGCACAGGGAAATGGCTATGTGTCTGATGAAGAATATGCGCAGATGTTCCTGCAGAATGCCAGCAAGGATGTCACCATGCCTCTCCGGGACAATATGGAGATAGTCGATCCGTATCAGAATGAGAGCGGTTCTGCCCTGGAGACACTTGACTTCCTGACAAAGTTAGTTGCAGACTATTGGAGTCCTGCCAGCCTGATATCAAAGGATGGCACTATGATCGGGGGAAGTTCTGCCAGTGAGATGGGGCTACTATTGCGATATGTCAGTTCAGTTCATGAGTGGCTTGAGAATGCGTTTGAGGAACTATTGCAGCCGTATCTTGATGGAAATGGCTATGAGGGATATAGCATTGATATAGACATCCCTCAACCAGAGGTGGACAGGTCTGAATTGAATATCAAGAGGGCTATGGCTGGCAAACAGATGCCTCATGCAATCAAAGCGAACGAGTACAGAGAATGGCTCGGACTTCCTGCAGACGAGGAATTGGAAGGCCAGTATCTTGCCGACCTGCAGCCCGAACCGCAGCAACTCCCTAACATGTCTCAACTCATGAATACCGAGGAGAAACCTACACTCCGGCAATCCGAGAAGATGAGCGAGAAAGAGCAGAAGGATATATGGCGAGATGTAGCCGAGGACATCCTTGAGGCCGTGGAGGGAGAGGAAATATGATAACTAAGGAATATTTTATAGCCATGATGTGCCATGCGGGATGGGTGGGCTATCAAATAGGTACAAAGCAAGAATATAACGAAATTCCCTCTAAAGAACAGATGCAATCCCTTATCGATGGAGTACATTTCTTCATGAATTTCCCTCAGGCAACACCTGAGGAAAATCATCAAAACTGGATGCGGAAAAAAATTGCAGACGGATGGAAATATGGAACTACAAAAGACCTTGTGAAAAAAACACACCCTGATATGATTCCTTTTGAATGCTTGCCCGAGGAGGAAGCACGAAAAGATATTATGGATAATGTTGTCCGCAAAATTGCTCTATCTTTGTGGGATACATATAATGTACAAGACGAGGGGGAAATACAATGATGGAGGTAATAGCCGTTTTGATGGGAGTATTTTTTGGAGTGATTATATCCTCTGCATCTTATGTAATGGGGCGCATCAATGCCCGGAAAGAGATGAGGGAGGTGTACAATGAAGCCGCAGACTTCGCAACAAATCAGCAATGCGATGGATAAACTTGAAACGGGGCTGGCTTCTGCATTGACCTATACAGCCACAAAGGCCTACATTGCCGGAGACTTATTCGCACAAAAGCAAGTAGGTGTCAAGTTGAGTTTTAATCTTGTTAAGCAGGCTGCAGAAGACTACGCAGCAGAGTACAAACGGCTCCTTGTAGAGCAGGGCGGAGGTTATGTCGTGGAAAACGGAAACCTTATTTTTAAGCCATGGTTTCAGGAAGCAAACCAGAAAGCCAGGGAAGAAGTGGCTGACATGATTAATACTGGAATCCGTGAAGGAAAGAGCATTGATGATATCAAGAAGCCCTTACGCAAATATTTCAGGCAGCGTAAGCGTCATGCAGAGATGGTTGCCCGGACAGAAACGGCAAAGATTCAGGATATCGCAAACACTCGCAGATTGGAAGAGCAAGGAGTAGACAAAGTGCAATGGATAACTGCAGAAGATGAGAGAGTCCGGTCAAGTCATGCGGATAGGCACGGACAGGTGTACAATATCCGGGATGCGCCAAGCCTGGGAGAGCCTAACTGCAGGTGTGTTAAGGTCGCAGTGGTTGATAATAATAATAATGAATAACAGGAGATTAGAACATGAATAGTAAAACAATACTGATAGTTGTCGTGGTTGCCTTTCTGGCACTTTCTATGATTGGGTTGATATTCGGTGAAGATGCACCGGACGGCCCGACAGAAAAAGAACAGATCGAGCAGTACACAAGAGAATATCTTGCAACAAATAACATTTCATATACTGGTGTGGAATATCACGAAAACAGCATGTCCATAGTTGTGTTTGTGGATCCATACGAAATAACAACACATCAGGCAGAAGAGTTGGTTTATAATGCTACGAACTACCTGCAAAAGGAAACTGGAGGTAATGATGTAGTATATACCCGGATATATGAAACCCAGACACAAAGAGAACTTGTTGTCGGACAATACGATCCGGTATTTGAGGAAATAAGTATCGAATACAAAGAACTTGAGTGAATTATTTTTTTGTAATTATGTGCGTGCAAACATATATATAATATGCGTGCGTATAGTAGAGTAGAAGCAGGGCGTGAGATATACGCCCTGTGACAGGAGATGTTTGAAATGGAGTACAACACAGAAAAGAAAGATTTTGAGATTGAGTACAACCGTATGGCAAAGACAAACGGAGAGAGCGTTCCAATGTTTTCTCTGAGAGTCTCAAGACCATTCGAAATTGAGACAACGTTTTTCAGCAACATGTTGTCCTACGATATGAGGAATGGAGAGAAGATAGAAGGAATTCAATTCTCAAAATTCAGCGATCTTGCCAAAAAACTGAATTCTAAGAAATCTGTATTGTTTTCACTTCCACAAGACGCATTGGAGTATGTCAGGAGCACAGCGGAAGAGAAAATCAACGAACTGAAGGACGACGCACAGAAACAAACCGTCAAAAAATGGTACTGGGCAATCGGGGGAGACACACATCAACTATATGTATCCGCAGATGTAGACACGGAATTCAGGCCAGACCTGAAGGAAATCGAGGAGACAATTCAGAAAAATAAAAGAAATCTGATTGATGCTCTCACAGAAAAGAGCGCACATTCTGAAAGGGACACTGGATTGTATACACCTGCCGGATGGTTCGAGATATCAAACGATGAAATGATGGAGATATACAACTCAATAGTAGAACAGAAAGAGGAAAAGAAGGAGAAAGACAACAAAGAAAGACAGGCAATGATGGAGAAGGCTACACAGACAGGAGAAAAGCAGATATTGTCAAAGACACACGAAGAATGCAACGATCCAGAAGAATCATGCGATATTGATGAAATTATAGAATATGCAATGCCCGACGGCACCACAAAAACAGTACGATACCACACATGGTGATCCAATGACAGAACCTACTCATTTTGAACCTCACCTAATCAAACAGGTGAGGAAATCAGGAGACATCTACGTAGGCCGTGAGCATATTGGCAAAACGGCTTACATCTATTTTGTAAGAGACGAAAAAAAAGACTGAGTGGGTTATTTCCCACCCAACAATCCTTTTATTTTATCGCTTATTTTTTTTGGTTCCGGCTTCTCGTAATGTGGAGGCTGTAACTTCTGGCCTACGAATGAGAACGCATCCTGCAGCCGGTTGTAGTTGTTTTTGCAGAGCAGTTGCTTGTTGGGTTCGGTGCGGGAATTACAGGAGAATAGATTATTCAAGGATAGTTGATGTCCGCAGTAGGAAAGATTAAGCAACACGGTAAAAAAGTTATATGCCAGATATGGAACTTTTGGTGACAGCTAGTTCCAGTTCGCCTTAGATAGTCCCGTGTCTTTCGTGAAAGGAGTCACCGTGTTGCTTACGCCTAGTTCTAATTTAAAGTTCTAACTTATAAAAGTGTTTTGATGTAATCCAGCGATACATGAAGTTCACACTGTAACATGTTAGCCGCAAGTATAGCACCTGTATATACAGGTCGTGAGGGAAAAAGGGTGAATGTTGCTATCATGAGTGGGAGTAATGGGAGTGATAAGAGAATTGGTGCAAGAATAGGATTGTGTAGCACACCTCGGTGGGAGAATGCCCGGTAGGCAAAACCGAACATCCCCCAGCGAGTGCGAGGCTTGGAGTATGGCGTGTCCAGATCAGGAGACAAGTAGAAAGTGCCGAGGATGCCCGTCATAAGGAATATCGCTCTGGTGGTGGTACAATCGGTGGGGAACGCGTCTGACAAAGACAGGTACGTGATTGCGGCGATATTGACAACTTCGTGTACTTTCCCGGACGGCATTCTCTGACCTTTCTACTTTAACCCTCATTTCAACTGGAACCAGAAAAAACCTCTAAAGGGTTCTCTCTTTTTCCATATTATATTATAATATATTATTACTATATAAGGGTTTTCTTTCTTATTTATACTCTCTCTTTCTCTTATATTAACTCTTAGTAAAGTATATATATTAGTTATATAATATAATATAATATAATATAGGTATAGAGAGAGAGTTATAGAGAGATTTTTATCTCCAGTAGAAATGCAGGTTATCCTAACATTTGTTTGTGGATATACTTGCAATTCGTGGACTATTTAAAGGAATATATAAATAGGGGTAGTTTCTTAAATGGATATGATGGCAGACGAGGATAGCACAGGGTATATCGAAAGGACTAACTCGGCGGTAGTCCTCAATTCTTATGAGAATGGAATACATGACGTAATCCTGCAAGGGTTAGACCAGGCATTGCAGTACGGAGATGCCGAGGTCTACTATCCTGCAGATAGTTTCAAGGATAGCATAGAGAGGTGGCAGGGAATTCCTCTGGTATATGTTCCCGATGGCAGACATATACCGGTGGATGAATTCAACGCGGATCCTGAAACTGCACTCCAGCAATATGACGCAGTTCCAATCGGTAATATCCAGGAACCGGAAATCATGGAGGAAGGTCAGCGGAGATTGCAGGCCAAAGCCGCGATCACCAATGCCGAATATGACGAAAGGATAAAGGCCGGAGAAATCCAGATTTCTACATCTTTTCTTGCTCCAGGCACTAACCAGATACAATCGCCAGTAATGCCTTCATACGTTCTGGCATTCGACAAAAATACCGCCAACCCTCGTGACAAACTCACGATGTTCCTAAATTCTGAACGTGATCAATCACACAACAATACGGAGGAAAACAAGCACATGTCCGAAACTGAAGCAGCTGTGAAGATGGCAACCCTCGAACGTGACCTTTCCGATAAGGAAAAAGCAATCGAGAGAATGAACACCGAGGTACAGCAGAAAGATGAAAAGGTCTCCGAACTGGAAACCGCAGTTGAAAGGCTCAACACAGAAAAGTCCGAGGTTGAAGCAAAACTCGAGCAGGCCGAAAAGCAGCTCACTGAATTCGCAAACGCAGAAGAGAACAGGCAGTGGCAGAACATCAAAGATAACTACATCCCTCCTGGCATGATTGCCGACGAATCTAAAGAGTCCAGTATGAGAGAACTCTACAACACCGACAAAGACCAGTTTTGGATGAAAGTCGCAAAAGCCAATGCCGAAAGGCCACCTGAAACACACAGGGAAGGCAACGAATTCTCAAACACTTCCGGTAACTCTGCACTTGAAAAAGAAATGAGTGACCTCGGAATCAGCATTGACGTGGAGGAATAATCATGGCAGCAGGCGATATCAAAGGCGAAGAGGCCGTAGTGATTCCGGTCACAAGCGGAGCAGCAATCGCAAAAGGACAACTCATTCACCTCGAAGCAGACGGAAAATGGGATCCTGTAGCAGATGCAGACACTGGCAAATTTGCGGTAGCAATCGGACCAGCAAGCGCAGCGGACGAAACAATCGATGCCGTGTTTTGGGGCCGGGTAGAAGTCACAGCTACAGACTCCGCAATAGACAAAGGCGCACTCGCAATGGCCGGAGCAAGCGGAAAGATTGCAGCAGCAGATTTTGTTGCAAACGCAGAAGTAGCAGGGACAGTAATGGAAGCAATACCCAGTGGCGGAACTGGCACACTATGGGTAGGGCTCGCAAGGTAAAGGAGATGATGAAACATGCCAGGAATCACAACACCACAAAACATATCAGGTTCACTTGACGCAAAAAATATCGCAATGCGAGTGATCAAGGGTAGCATAGAGATGACTGATCTTATGCCCCTCTGTCAAACAGCACAGGTGCCCGAACTAACAGCAACCATTCCGGTATACTCAATACCGGCCGGAAACGAAGACCTCGGTCCGCTTGAAGAATCTGAAATAGACGGCAGTGAATTCACAGATGTAGAATTCAGCCTGAAAAAAGACCGTGTCAAAGTAGCCGTGACTGATGAATCTCGCTACAAGAGCAGAGCAGGAGATCCACTCTCATTGCAGATTAGTGGAGCATCTGACAGACTCGCACAACTCGCAATGAAAAAGATCGTCTCCGCAGCCAACACCGATCCACAGACCTCGGCAGGAGCAGACTGGGGAGGAGACAACAATCCGCTTGCAGACATTGCAACCGCAGTAAGTGCAATCCGGCCATTCAGGGCAACAGGAATCGCAATGGGTACTGTAGCATTCGGCAACTATGTGGCAAACTCCAGCATCAATAACTTTGGAGCAGGAAACATCTCTGCATTTGAGAACGCAACCGCAGTAGTCCCGGGCTACAACATTCCAATCTACGTATCCGAGGAAATTGACGACAACATCTCTGATGAAGCAGCCGTAGTAGTCGCTCAGAATGCACCGGGGCTCGTAATGGGTATGGGTCCAGTAAAAGCCCGCCGTAAAGACCTCATGAGCGGTGGAGAAGTCTACCAGATCGATGTTTGGAGACAGGTCAAGGGCAACATCCACCAGACCGACAGCGACACCAACAAGGCTTGCTACGTACTGACAGGACTTGACACCACATAAGCGGGTTAAGTCCTAACCCTTCTTCTTTTTGAGGTAATAATATGGCGATTGACCCAGCACTCATCAAGTGGTATCAATGTACCACATGGACAGAGGGAGATACTCACGGCGGAGATATTGACACCGCAAGCGAGATAACAAGCGGTGCAGACCAGAACATTTTTGACGATGTATCAAACGCAGAGCGAGAATCCGGTGACGTAGAATACCGCAAGATTTTCATTCGCAACGAAAACGCTGATACCTGGAACGGCGTAATATCGTGGATTAGTAGCGGGCAGGATTCCAGCAACAACGATGTACACATCGGCATAGCACTTGGGACGGATGCAGGCACGAAAACAGACGAAGGCACAGGCCTTACGTATGTCCAGCCAACCGCAAAAGCAGACGGCAATGCTCTGAGTATAGGCAACCTTGCACAGAACGAATACCAGGCAATCTGGATACGCAGAACCGTGGATGCTTCCGCACTCGGCTACACCGACTTGCAGTTCGAGATATCTGCCGAATCTTCCTGAGGTGATTTCATGACCCCTTTCCACTATACAAACAACGCCGTATCCAACCTCGCATCAGATGTGAATACCGGAGATAGTACAGTCACATTAGCAGCAGGAGAAGGGGTACTATTTCCTGATTCATTTCCATACAGGGTGACGATATGGGATTATGATATACATTCATCTCCCGGTGATGATCCCAACGCTGAGATCGTGGAAGTAACCGCGAAATCCACAGATACACTCACTGTAACAAGAGGCAAAGAAGAAACACCCGACACGAGCCATCCGGCAGGAAATATGGTGGCGCTACTTATCACTGCAGGCACGTTTGAAGATCCAACTTACGGAATTAATCCCCGAATAGACTCTCATATTTCCGCTACTGATGCCCATCATGCTAAATATACCGATAGTGAAGCAATCACCGCAATAAATGGAGATACAAATCACGCTACTAATGCTTCTCATAATTACTTCAGTGGTTCTCATACTGATTTAATTAATGTCGGTGCAACAGATCATCATACCAATGCAAATGATCCTACTCCTGATGAAAAAGCAGCATTAAGTGGTGCAAATACTCCATCAAGTACCAATCCCTTTGCTACAATGGATGATGTTGGAACACTCCAGAGTATGATGCCTGTTGGATTTGAATGGGATAGGGACAGTAGTTCACCGTCATTGAGGCAAATTGATATTAATGGTAATACCATCAATCCAGATACATCATTTTTTGATAACCATGCTATATGGGGAAATATTTGGCGGTGTGTAATTGATCCTGCAACAGGTGAAGTTACTTATGGAAGCAATCCTAGAGGCGATGGACTTGACCTTACAGGTGCATCTGGTAATGTAATGGTAAGGTTGCCTGCATTTGATGTTAAATATTATGCAGATAGTAGATACATTAGGATTTGGTTATCACCTGTAAGATTGTCAGGATTTGAGAGATTCCCAAATACACGTATGAGAGGTGGAGTAGAAGTACCGGAAATGTTCATTTCTGCATATGAAGCATCAGGAATTCTGGATACCACATTCAAACTACAATCCGCTACAGGAAAACAACCTGTTACAGGCAATGTCGGTTACCCTGATTTGCCAAACTCGGGCAGATTTACGATAGATGACGCTGAATTGTATGCAAACAATATCGGTAGCGGATACGGGTGTATGAATATCTGGACAATGTCTGCAATCCGGTTATTGTTCTATACTGAAATGGGTAGTTTGGACAGTCAAACCGCACTTGGCAGGGGTGTAGTAGATTTAGATGCTGGTACTGGGTTTGCCGGCGAACTGACAGGGGCAGACTCCATAGATTCGAATGTCGGAATTAATGGTACAGGCACCGGCACAGGCTCAGATGGATATACTCCGATTGCATATCGTGGATTGGAGAACCTCTGGGGAAATGTGTGGAAATTCTGTATTGGATATACAGCAGTCGATGCAGAATACAGAATCAGCAAACGAGACGGCACGGGTGTTCTGGCAGGTGACCTTGCCGCAGGAGAATACGAAGCAAGTATCGTTACTCCCCCAACCGCTGGAGATGGGTATCAATCCGATGTAGAGACCGAAAATCTGCTTCAATATCTAATGATAGGTTCAGAGACCGCAGGCAGTAGTTCAACGTATTTGTGCGACTACTTCTATGTCCATGATGCAGGAGAAACAAACATTCTGCTCTCCGGCGGGACTTGGATTGACGGGTCGCTTGCGGGGGTCGGTTCTCTGAATTCGGCTAACGGGTCTTCGTATTCGAATCGGAGTCTCGGCGCTCGCTTCGAGTTTATCCCATGATAGGTGATTATTATGAAAGTACAATCAACAATACAACCACAGGAAATTTACATTGACAAAATTAAGAACGGGCGTGCTCGATTGCTCGTCCGCTGGAATCTGGAAACCGTCACTCGCATTGACGAGATGACCGAAGAAGAACAGACGATATACAAATACGATGAGACTGCGTTCTGGTGGACTTTCCCAAAGGAATATACAAGTACAGACGGAGTGACTGTTACAATTGATACAAAAAACAAGTTGCGAGCATACATTAATCAAAACAAAGCAGAAGTTTTGAATTTTGCTAAAGCAACGAAGATAAATGAAGAAGATTTGGATTAACTGAGCGAAAACGTATGCTAAACGGATGTGAATTGAACAGATGTACATTGAATGAGGTAACCGCAGCCGAGATTGTGCAAAAATTACTTTCTGCACTGACGGACGTGCAACTGCAAAAATCTGCAGCAGCACAATATGATGCACTACTCAAATCCAACATGTCATCATATTACAGCGCACGTGTCATGGGGGAAATACTTGCGCAGTACAGCATATCAGATAATATCCGCAGGGAAATAATAGAACTAATCTCACAAATCCACAAAGAAATAAATCTCAATTCACCAATCGACTTGGAGGAAACACAATAATGGCGGGCAAGCATTACGTAGGGGAAACAGGAACAAACATTATTATCGACACAGGCAGCGATATAGAAGGGGCTACTACATCAAAAATACTTGT